AATAATTTGGCATGGTGAGGTTGTGAAACCTGAAAATGACTGGAGAAGCAAACCATTAAGCTGTTTCACAAAAAAACAGTTAATAGATAGATATTACAAACTCACAAAAAGTATTGACAAACAAATAGAACAAATAGAACAGATAGTAGAGAAGAACCGCGCTGAAAAACAAGAAACAGATGATGTTTGTCCTATATGTCTTGATAGTTTATCTGATAAAAAATTGTGTACATCTCCTTGTGGTCATACATTCTGTTCGGATTGCTTTATTAGAAATATAACCTCAGATATGTCCGCAAACAAAAATGCTAGTAGTTGTCCGTGTTGTAGATCTCTTGTTATCCCCTTAATTACACGAGGATATGGTCGTTAGTAATGAAAATAAAATTGTATCTATAGCTCAGTTGGTAGAGCGCTCGACTTTTGATCGAGTGGTCGAGGGTTCAAACCCCTCTAGATACAACTATGGGACATAAATATAGTTCGCCTCCTCGTGGTGTGTCCTGGATTAAAACCAAATGAACTATTCCCTTTTAGCACAGCAAGATGCTAATTGTCGTCGGTCTAAACTCTAATTTAAAACATAAATAATAATTACATGATAAAAATGACCTGAATAAGTCATTAAACTGTTCTAAATCCTGCTTAAAAATCCAAGCAGGGGGTATGTTCCATCTTAACCGGTGCGCATGCTTATGTAGCTTTCCCATACCATATGATATTCTTTAGATATATATGGGGCCGGAGAGCTCATGGCCCAGAACTATTCCAGTATCTTATACTATGACTAAGAGAACCACTTCTTCAGTGAGGTGTGATTGACTCGGTAGTAAACAGATTGGGTGAGAGAGGAATGGACACTTCTTACTTGGTGTAGACCCTGAAAAAAGGGTGTAAAGTAAGGTGTAGTGGAGCGTTAAACGACAGATTGTATTGTAAACAAGGTATCAATAATGACGGTTGTTGGTATCTTGTGAATAGTATTGTCTGTTATAAATGTGTTATCGTTCTTGCTAGAGGCATTGCCTATCTCCAACTGAGGTAGGCCGTTACCATTACACTAGATGAAAAATCAATACGAGTGAAAAATAAGCATTATAAGGACTGATCACTCTTATAATGTGAATTAGAAGCTTTATGTTGTTTCTCGTCTTATGCTAGTCGATATTTTCAAGGAGTGTTTTAAATCGGAATATAGTTAGATAAACACCCACTATTATTTATTTGGTCGCAGATGTAATAATAGTTTTTTTTATAAAAATTTTTCAATCATACTTTCAAATCTCCAAGCATGATGTTTAATTAAATATGCTTCTATTAGTAGAATAGAAATAGCAGTTAATAATCCTATAACCATAATAATCAGATAAAAATAATTTGATTGTAAATATTCTGCTTTTAAAAATTCTTCAAATTCTTCAAAACTAATATGTTTATTTTTATCAGCATCTATAGCAATGAATAGATCTTCGATAGAATGTTGTCTTTTATTATTATAACCCATAGATGCTAATGTATTTTCTAATTGACGCTTAGTTATTTGATGATTTTTATTTTTATTATATAAGTTCCACAATTTCTTAACCTTTTCTTCACTATCATAATTATTCGATAATAATCTAGCGAAATAATTTTGAATACTAATAATAATATTATCAGGTGCTAAATAACTAGTTATCATCATAATAAATGCCAACGACCATCCCCTTCTCCAATTTTTAAATTTGTGAGTATTATATGCTATTACTCCAGTTGCTCCGACTAAAGCAAAATAATTAATCATTGATTGATTAATATAACCAAAAACTGTAGAATTACTTGGGTTATATAAATATAACCAAATATTGCGAAAACCATATATGCTTGGACCTCCGTTGTAACCTAACGATGTGGCAATCATATCCACATTTGGAAAATACGGTATTAAAATATCATACATTTTATATTTTATTAATAATAAAGGTATCAAAATTACTACAACAACTATATAAATAACTGTTCCAAATACATTAGACTTTAAATCTGTTACTTTATTATGTAAATTTAATGTATCTCTATTTTTATCATTATTAGATTCTAAAATCATATTTTTTATATTAATTTCATCTATTGATGTTAAGTTATTCTTACTCATATATAATATGTAATTAAAAAAATATATTATATGATATAGTTAAAATTACAATCGTGAAACAATATGTTTCCTACATAAACAACAATTATTGCTCATATTATTGTTTTGTTTAAGATTCTTTATAAAACAAGGTATACATATTTTATGTTCACAACTTGGAACTATAAAATTATTAGTCCCCATATCTTCAAGACATATTGGACAATCATTTTCTTTATTTTCTCTCATTAATGTTTCTCTTACCGCATTTTCTAAATTAGTTACCTTATTAATTAAAGACTTTTGATACGAATAATCTATTTTTATTGGAGTTATTGGAATGGGTGTTTTTATATCGTCTAGTCTGGGGATTAAATCAGGAGTATGTATTGAAGTTTGGAGAGATAATGGATATATACCCTTATTTAGATAGTTATTCATTTCTTCTTCATCTTTAAATTTTTTAATAAGATTATCAATTTCTTCGAAATCGTCATTCATTGTTAAGTTAATAACCATCAATTATTTAACATATAAGTATTCAATTTTATTATTAATAAAAATTAAAATTGAATTCATTTATTAACTTTATTTTTGTTAAAAATAATAAATGTCTATATTGTATAATGAAGCTATTAATAAAATTCACCCGCTAATATGTAATAGAATAGGTTGTAATTTTGATTCTCTATATACTTGTAATATATGTAAACAAAATACATGTGGTCATCACATCAAAAAAGTAACCACAAACTATTATATTTGTTATAATTGTCAAGACGATCCTTCCAAAGAAGCACAAGTATTTGGAATAATAAAATTCTATAATACAGAAACTTCCTTTACAAAATACAAAAAAAAATTCTTAAAATTTATTAGTTTAGATTGGATTTGTAGAAAGAATGAACAATATTAATCACATTCATCATAATCTATATTATCCGTTATCTTCCATTTTTTTACTTGTTTATTGCTTTTATAAATTACACTACCGACATCTGGTCCTTTTTTTAGATTATTACATTTGGTATAAGATACATATAAATTTTTCATATTTTTATACTTTGTATTATTTTTACATAGATTGGCAGCATAATTTAATACTTCTTCATCTGGGTTATTGTCTTTAATAATAACATGACATGATGGAAATGAATGTAGATGTAACCATATATAATCAGATTTAAAATTAATTATATCCCAATTTTCCTGAGCCCTTTGCCCAATTATTATTTGAGTATCATTAAATGCCTCAGTCTTCATAGTAAGATTATATTATATCATTATTAAATAAAATATAATCAATTTTTTATTAATTAAAATAAATATGAGTTCTAGTAATTATTCCGTCTGAGTATTTTTTATATTCTTCTTGTTTTTTACTCCATTTTTTGTATTCTTTAATAGTCATCCAATATGTATGAGTTCGTACCATTAATATATATTCAGATATATTCTTTATATTCTTTTATTATAACGGTGCTCCCCAGTCATCAAATTGTCTAGGAAAACAGTTACATGTTATATTTTTATCAGATGATTGTTTTCCACAAAAATTACATTGATAAATTAAAGATTTCTGGTTAATTAAAGTAGATAATATACCTTGATTATGTAAATTATTTAATTCTGAAAATCCTCCAATATGTTTTCCAAAAATAAATATATTAGGCACTGTTTTTTGTTTGGTTCGAGTGAATAATTCCTGACTCAATATTGCTCCTTCTGTTATTTTATCCAATTCAATTAATTGAACATTAACATTATAATTATTTAATAAACCTATCGCCTTATGACAAAAACTACAGGTTGTTTTACTAAAAATACAAATACTATCTGGATCTATATAGAATTCTATCATTTAATTATATCAATAGATGTATATTAGTATTTAAATAAAAATATTAATATACAATAATTATTGATTCCTATTAATTTATAAATTATACTTTACTTTCTTCGACTATGTCCTTATTTTTAATAAAGTGACGATTCATAAATCTCTGAATATTAAAATATGTGATTACTGTTGTATCATCTGTTCCAAGTAAACTCTTAAGTTTATTATCAGGTTTAATTTCCCGTTTATTCGCATCATTGGTCAATGAATTTTGTCTAATGTAATTACAAATAAACTTTGTAACATCAGTCCTAGCACATTGAGTTCCATGATCCTTGCCCATAAAATCACACAGATCATTAGATATCGGAGAAGCTTCTGCGAATCCAGATGGTTTTCTATTTCCCTTTGACTGTTTCTTACTAACATCTTTCTTATGTTGTTTAATTTCCTTCTTAACAGTTTTTTCTAGACTCTTTAATTGGGTAGATAACGCAGTAATTTGAATTTTAAATTGTGATAAGGTTCCAATTACTGCTGTAAATTGATTATCAATTGGGGATACCTCCTCAACCTCTGTCTTAATCTCTGTAGTAATATTACTTGTTGTAGTGGCCATTATTATATATTACAATGATGTAGTGTCTTTAAATATATTTTTCATATAAAAAATATAAGTATTTTAAATAATTATATAAAATATTAATTATAAAATTATTTATTAAATTTATGCCTTGTCAGACTGGTTTGAAGAATTGTCGCGACGACCACGAGTTCTTCCATCTGAACCTGGATCTAGTTTCCATTCACCATTCTCATCTTGCTCTCTAGGTCCAGCTCCACGAGGACGCTCTTTACGATTACCACGCGGCTCAGTATTTCGTCTAGGAGGAGCAGCTGAACGATTCTCGTTACGAGTTTCACATAATAGTTTTCCTCCCTTCATTCCCTTAATACTTCCAGCTTGATACTTATGAGTATCAGAATTTTTCATTGTAGATAAGGTAAATTGAACATATTCACCTTGAACAAGATATTTATATTGCTCCTCATTCACACAAATAGCACTGTGATGAGCAAATACATCATCTGGAATAGTGTTATCATTACTATCAATTACTGTAATAAAACCATATCCTGCTTTGTTGTTAAACCATTTAACACGACCTTGGTAAACTGTTGCCTCTTCTGTAGAACTCATTATAGAATATATTACAGTAAAATCTTTAAATAGTTTAAAATATTGTTATTCGATAGTTGTAAGTAAAAAACTTAAATATTCATAACTAGGTTGTTCATCATATTTTAAATTATAAACATACTCAATCATATCTTTTATTTTGTAAGAAATATTACTACAACTTTTTTCATAGGTAATGTTTTTTTTAATATTATAAACTTTTAATATTCTATCTTCTTTACTCTCACCTTTAATTTGTTGCCATGGTAATTTTTTATTTAATAAAAATATTAATATGTATACAAATGAAATTATATCATCACGACGACTTGGTTCTTGTCCTTCGTGAACATTTTTGCTTATATAACGCAATGTTCCAATAATATTTAAATGCTCAACACATGGTCTATGTTTTCCATTCTTATCAATATATTGTTTTGCTAATCCAAAATCTATTATTTTAACATCCTTTTTATTTTTTGTAATTAAAAAATTATCTGGTTTTATATCTCTGTGAATAATACCATTATTATGAATTTCTTTTAAACAATTCAACATCTTTAATCCAATCCATTTAATCTCTCCAAGTGTTTGTTCTGTTATCCCAAAATAGTAAACGTCTATATTATCACCTAATAATTCCATTATTATATAATCAAAATTCAGGGTTTGACCAAAATATTTTACACTGGGAACCACTTTTAAATGTTTCAAATGTCTTAATATGATTATCTCCATTTTCAAGATATTTTTTATAGATTTTTTTGAAATTTTTATTGCTACATTATTAGATTTTTGAATATTAATTCCCTTCCATACTTCCCCATAAGACCCCCGTCCTATTTTTTCTACTAATTTATAATCATTTATTATCATTACTATTTATAAAACATATTTTTTTTATCTCGCATATTTTTATTTAAAATTGAATTCTAATAAAGATAAATATATTATTTAAATTAGTATAATGGTAATCATCTGTAAAGACACATTCTCTCAAAATGAATTATATCAAGAACATTTTGATAAATTCCCTTTTGAACTCAGCGATTTTCAAAAATATTCCATTCAGGCTATTCTAGAAGGAAATCATATTCTTGTTACAGCACATACAGGTAGTGGTAAAACATTACCTGCTGAATTTGCTATTGAACATTTTGTAGCTCAGGGGAAAAAGGTTATATATACATCACCTATTAAAGCACTTTCTAATCAAAAATTTCATGAATTCTCTAAAAAATTCCCAAACATCTCTTTCGGAATTCTTACAGGAGATATTAAGTTTAATCCTGAAGCGGATGTATTGATTATGACAACTGAAATTTTGAGAAATACATTACTACAAAAAAATACCAACAATCAATCTGTTCCTTTACAATTTGAAATGGATTTTGAAAATGAACTTGCTTGTGTTATATTTGATGAAGTTCATTATATTAATGATGCTGATAGAGGAAAAATATGGGAAGAAACTATTATGTTCCTCTATAATCATATTCAATTAGTTATGTTGTCAGCTACTATTGATCGACCTAGTGATTTTGCTAACTGGATTGAAAATGTAAAATCCGACGAAAATAATAAAAAATCCGTATATTTAGCTCCAACAAATCATAGAGTAGTACCATTAAAACACTATTTATACACAACTATGCCTCAAGGACCACTTAAAAATATAAAGGACAAGGAATTTCTTAAATATATTAATAAGTTCTTACATAAACCAATTGAAATTAAAGATAATGTTAAAATGTTTCACGAAGATAGTTATGAAAAAGTTAAAAAATTAAAAGATTATATTAACAAGAATAACTGTTTTATCAAACCTTCATTCGTTTTAAATGAACTTACGAAATATCTTAATAGAAATAATATGCTTCCTGCTATTTGTTTTGTATTTTCAAGAAAATCAGTAGAAAAATATGCTCAATTTATTAACTTCTCTTTGTTTGATGAAGATTCAACTATTCCATCTACAATCAGAAATGAATGTAAACAAATTTTACGAAAACTTCCAAATCACCAAGAATATATAAATCTTCCCGAATTTGAATTTATTGTTAAGTTGCTAGAAAAAGGTGTCGCTATTCATCATTCAGGAGTTATGCCTATTTTCAGAGAAATGATTGAGCTACTATTTGATAAAGGATATATTAAACTATTATTTGCTACAGAAACATTCGCAGTAGGAATTAATATGCCTACAAAAACAGTAATATTTACTGGATTTGATAAATTTAATGGTTCTACAATGAGACTATTATTTCCTCACGAATATACTCAAATGGCTGGTAGAGCTGGAAGAAGAGGGTTAGATACTATCGGTCATGTTATTCATCTTAATAATATGTTTTCATTACCATATGCCTATAGTTATAGTAATCTATTAAATGGAAAACCACAAATATTACAATCAAAATTTAAAATTTCATATAATCTTCTATTAAATTTTCATCAATATGAAAATAACACATTAGATTTCGCTTCAAAAAGTATGTGTAATGGAGAAATCGAAAAGGAGTTGCGATTAAATGAAGCAAGACTTAATGATATTAACATTAGATATAATAGCAAAATTTCCAATCCCACATATGAAGCTGTTATTAAAAATAAAGATAAATATTGCGAATATATAAAACTTACCGGTAATTTAAACAATTGTAAACAAAAAATTAGAAAGCAAATACAAAAAACATTATCTCAAATTGAAAACGGTAACAGACAATTCAAAAATGAACTAGAACAATATAATTCTATTATTCAAATTGAAAATGAGATTTCACAACAACAACAATATATTACAAAATTAAAAGAACATTTCCTTTCAAGATACAATGAAATCACATTATTCTTAAAAAATATGGAATTTTTAACAAACGAAAATACTGTATCTGAAAAAGGTATTTGTGCCACATATATTCAAGAAACACATTGTCTAGCATTTGTTGATTATTTCTTTAAAAGCAATTATCTTCAGGAATT